TGTGGTACAATGCCTTCTTTGTATAAATCTACCATAGCTCTCTTAGTCATATCTGCAGCACTCCCTTGAATTAATCTATTTAATGCTTTGTATGTAAATGCTCTTTTCAAAGGTTCTCCATATTCTTTTCTAGCTTCTTCTAGTGGCAAAGGTTTATTAATACCCCATGCAACTGGTTGCCATAAATCAAAATGACATGCTCTACCTTGTAAAGTTCTAATTTTTCCTTTGTCTTCTGCTTTACGAGATACAGAATCCATAAGTTGTTTTACAAACGGAGCTTTTTGGTGGTATTGTTTAATTAGTCTTTCGGCTGCTTCTTTCATCAACCCTAATTCTGCCATCAATTTATTTTTACCCATGCCATACATCAAACCTAAATTAATTGTTTTAGCCTGTTTACGTTCAATACCTGCCATGTCAGCAACAACCTGGTGAAAGTCTGCATCACCTGCTTTGTATGCATCCACAATTTCATCAACACCAGTTAGGTTTTGTAACTTTGCATAGTGTACTAAAATTCTTGGTTCTTGTTGTGAGTAGTCAAATGATCCCCACACTGAATCTTTTTCTGGAATAAAAATAGATCTAATCATTGGACCCAGGTCTTTATGTCTTGCGGGTATTTGTTGTAAGTTTGGATTTGACATACTAAATCTTCCTGTCACGGTACCACCGTCATCAGATCTTATTTGATTTATGTCTGCATGGATTCTTCCTTTCACAGAGTGTCTTGTAATTGTATCTATAAAAGTTGTATGTGCTTTGTTTAGTTCTCTTGCGTTAGCAATATCTTTTGCAACATCATGAGGATGATTTGCTAAAAAGTTTTTTGTAAAACTTGGCTTATTAGTTTTTTCTGTTTTGTCATAAGGTAAATTTAATTGATCAAATACTTTTGCAATAGATGCGGCAGCCCAAATTTCTACTTGAACACCAGTTAAGTGTTTGATTTTATTAAGTATTTTTTGTTCTTCTGATTCTAAATGTTTTTTAATTTTTATAGCTTTATCTAAATCTACGGGTACACCTTTAAATCTCATATCAACAAGACAAGGAAACAATTTTGTTTCTAAATCAAAAATATGTGTAAGTTCTTGCGCATAGATTTCTCTTTGTAATACTTGCCATAACTTTAATGTAGACTCTGCATCTCGTTCTGCATACTGGCCCACAAACATTGCAGGCATTTTCCACATTTCTGCTTTTGCATCAATACCATATTCTTTTGCGGCTGCTTGTAACACTGCTTCGTCTTTACCAATTTTACAGTATTCTCTTGCAAGATAATCTAAACGATATGAAAATCTGTTTTCATTTATTAATGATGCTGCAATCATAGTGTCAACAATTTTTGCTTTAATATTAATACCAAAACTTTTTAACCAACACACATCATACATTGCATTGTGAAAGATAAGTGTTTTGTTTTCATCTTTACAAATATCTTGTAACCATTGTCTAATAAGATTTACATCTAAGTTACCACCCTGTTCATGTCCTATCGGAAAATATCCCTTCCATCCTTCAACAGCTACGGCTACACCTGCTATGTGACCACGCTTAACCACGTTCCCCGATCCAAGTGTCTTTAACTCTGGATCACAAGTCTCTAAGTCAATCGCAACTTCTTCGTAATGCGATAAATCTTTTAATTCATCAGGCATCACCCATTCTGTTTGAGGTGTAAATAGTGGGTTTTGTATGGTTCTATTCATGGTTTACCTTATGTACATCTTCTAGTTCTTCGATGTCATCAAAAGGAACCCAACAAAATTGATCTTGTTTACCATATTTTTTTCTGTCGTAAATTGCATAAGGTTTTTTTGTTCTTGACCATTCAGCAGGTTCTCCTAAATTTTTTTCTACCATCTTTAAAAGTTCTTCTCTATTAACAACTAACCAATAATTTTTTCTTTCAAAAGAAATATAATCTGCTTTACCTTTTATCCAACCAGGGTTACCTCTAACATTTACAAGTTCAACTAAACACATTTGATCTTGAACGTAGTCATCAAAACGATTAAATTTTTTCATGCCTTTAACATCAAATTTAAAACGACTATTTAAAAAACCACCTTCAACATCCCAGTGTTCAAACATATCTTGTTCACGAGAAGACCAATTTGGATTAATTAATTTAGAAGCAAACTTAATCTCTGTCCCATTCATCTCTTATCCTATCTATTTCTAATTCACAGTAATGAATAATTTTATTTAAATCTTCAATTTTATTTTTCTTTAAATATCTTACAACATACTTAATGACGTTGCCTTGAAAAAAATTAAGATTGTTACTCATGATAAAATCATAAGGTTGAATTTTTATTTTATAATGATCTCCACCTTCTTGTCTGTCCTTTGCACTTTTAGGATAAAATGCCTGTTCAAATAAAGATTTGTTTGTCATACTAAATACGCCCTTTCAAAATTTTTAGGATCTACGATATGTAGCTCCTTCTTTGCTCTCGTTGCTCCTGTGTAAAACAATCGGTGAAGTTCATCAGGATCATACGAAAACGTTTCCATAGCCGCATTAGTAAGATCTTGAAGTAAGAGAATCTTATCTGCTTCACCGCCTTTAGCGCCATGAATAGTAGACATAATAATTCTTGGATTTTTATTAATCTTCTCACCATTTGCTCTCATGTTTCTTATATAATTTTCTGTAAGATTATCAAGTCCTTCGAATGATTCATACCAAACCTTATCTGTAAGCAGTCCATACTTCTCCTGACATTCTTTTAAATTATACTTATCTTCAGAATGAAAGAGCTTTCCTTCTCTAAACCCATCTGCAACATTGGTTCCTAGATAACCATAAATATTTTTTATTTCTAAATGGTTTAAATAGTTTCCTTTTCTCCACTGTTCCCAATTATTTAAAGCCAGTAGTAACTTTAAACTAATTGAGTTACGTCCTTTGTGTTGATAGTACCAACCTCTAAGTTCACATAGTTCTTTTACATCATCCAGGAAATGATTAGCCGAGGTCAAGACTAACCAATCTCCTGATGACATATCTACCTGAGTGACATCAGAGTATCTTCTCAACACTCCCATCTCTTCTCTTGGCCGATATTCTTTATCAAACCTGTTTCGTACCTTTCTAATTATCTTCTGTGATAATTCATGAATAGGCCCTCCAGGTATTCTGTAAGACTGATCTAATGTTTTGATATCATCTACTTCTTGTTTCAATGCTATGAAGTGATCTACATCTGCTCCAGCCCATTTAAATATTGCTTGATCATCGTCTCCTGCAATGTATGTTTTATCTACATCCTGCCACATTTGCTTAACCATTTTCCATTGCAAATAAGATAAGTCTTGTGCTTCATCAATAAATAAAACTTTAAACTGTGATGTAATTTCTTTTTCAATAAACTGTTCTAGTAAGTCTGTAAAATCTTTAAGTCCTTTTTCTTTTTTGTATCGTTTTAATTCTTCTGCAATTAAATATAATGTGTTTCTTTCTATATCTAAAATGTTTTGCCTACTGTCATAGTAATCCAACAGATCCATTTGTTTTACTCTTGCAGTATCTATGATGGTCAAATATTCATTGTCAGAATTAAATGTACCGTCTTCTTCAGAGTATGTCGCTGTTTTAATTGGAATACCACATTTAACTCCAAACTCTTTATAATCTTCTTTCTTCATCATTTTTTCTTTTGACATTGCAAGTTTTTGAAATGCATAAGAGTGTAGTGTTCTAAAATTTTCTAAATCTGTGTCTGCATCTAAGTTAAATTTTTCTGCCGCTCTTGTTGCAGCTTCGTTTGCAGCTTTACGAGTAAAAGAAAAATAACCAATTTGTCTTGGTCTGATACCTTGTTGAATAAACTGATCAACTAGATTCAACAACGTTGTTGTCTTTCCTGTTCCTGGTGGACCCAGCACAATTGTTTTCATTAGAAATGTTCCTCTTGATATGGAACCTGTGATACGGAAGCCTCTGTTTTTTTCATGGCTTTAATTTTAACTAATCTTGGTGTTCCCCCTTTCAATTCTTTTCTAACTTCTTCTACAAACACATCTAATTGTTTTAATAAATTACCTGTTTTAATTTTATCCAACTCCCAAGTATTTTTTTTACAAAATTGATAAAAGTGTTCCATTTGAAAATATGTATACTCTCTACTATCATCTGTGTATGGAAGTTTATTTGTAATATCATCAAGTGTTCTTGCTTTCTGTCTGTTTGTAGTCCAGTCTTGTAGCAAAGATGTAAGTTGATTCTTTGGATTTAAAGATTCTAATGGTTCAATCTCTTGTAATTTTTCCATTAAAGGTTTTAAATAATACTTTTTCCAGTCTTGTGGTTTGACCGCAGGTAAAATCATGTTAGCTTGATCTAAACATGCAAGTGCAAACATAGCAGGGCTATATAATTGTTCTGATGTTAATTTAATTGGTTTGTCCCCGATATCTAAAAACCATTCAGGTGGTGTTGATGCATACTTTCTTAAGTTACCTAGTGTTGGCATCTCTTCATCTTCATAACCCACACCAAATTTTTTAGTTCTACATAAACCAGAATTACATACAGATTCTATTGGTGGTAGCTTACATCTGTATTTATCATATCCACGTTTCCCGATTGATTTTAAAAGTTGAGTAACTTCTGTTGAAGGAAGCGGTGATGGTTTCATATATTTTTGATTATATTCATCAACCATACTCTCCCAGTTATCTGGATAAGCTTGCCTACAATAGATGGCAATATTAAAGAGTGCGTTGTTTCTTGACCCTTCAGTAAAACCATCTCTTGCAAGTTTGTTTAAACATGGTGGACCATCTGGAAAAAACTCTACTTCTTTTCTTTTTTCTGTTTTAACTTCTTGGAGTTCAGTTTGTACATAAAGTTCATAGAGTTCATAAAATTCTTCAAGTGTTGCAGCGGAGCCGTCGTCTTTAATTGCATAACGCAATCCTTTCATTTCATTGTGGTAAGGTAAGTTTAAGAAATTACCAGTGTCACCACGTTCCACGAGTATTTCTGTTTGTTTCGGAAATATTTCTACACCTTCATATCCTAATGCATCTGAATATTTTTTTAATGTGCCTTGCATCTGAGCGGCAGAGACAGGTTCTTTCGTAAATAAAAAAACATGTGCTCCACCTGACTTAGATCTACATACAATTAACGGAAACTTTAACTCTCGAATATTATGTACCAAATTCCTATGATTAAAATCATATTCATCAATATCAATACAGCCCCAAACACATTCATTTTTTTCGTTGATAGGTATGATTCCAAGTGCAGGTCCTTTTCCTTCAAGATGGTTTTTAAATAATTCTTCTGTGACTTCTCCTCTGACAATAAATGCTTTTCCTTTTTGTTTTCCTTCTCCATTGTTTTCTCCTTTCTGATATTGACCGTAAGCAATCTTCAAACCTTGAAAGATTTGTTTAAACTTCATGTTGTTTTCCTTTCTTTTGTTGGGGCTCCGAAGAGCCCCAGTCTATTTAAAATGGAGTGTCCTCCGTACTCTTCTCTTCTTGCGCATGTTTAGCCTGAACATCTCCAGCCTTAACACTTTGCGCAAACGCCTTTGCTTGCTCGTATAGATTCTTGTTTTGTACAGTACCTACTTTAGATACAGACCAACCAAACCATGTACCTTTGTCATTAGACTGTTGTACAGTTTTTAAATTGTACACATGACTAAACATCGGCGGAGTAAACAAACCTTTTTCACCTTGAAGCTTTATGCCTGCCATCAAAGTATTCCAGTTTTTACTCGTTTTTAGCTGAGTTGATTTCATTGTAATCAAAGCAGTTTCTGCACTATCATCGTCACACACCATGACGAAATACGATGCAGTATTTTCAAGATAGTTTCCACTTTTAAGTCTATCTTTATTCATGCTGTCTCTTGTAGCTTCATGAATAATTGGACTTGATGCGGCATGGACTGCAACTGGTGCTCCAGTTCCTTCTCCTCTATCTTGCCATTCAATGTATTCTCTCTTGTAATGACAAGGGATTACATTGATACCTTTTACACCATCATACAACTTATTAGTTACAGAGTTATAGATCATACCAGCTTTGGCACCTTCTATATACTTTGCATCTCTCTCGTTGATCTGAGGTGATAGTTGACCCAATACTCTAATAAATGGAAGAGCAAGATCTTGCTGATCCATGTTATCGAAACCGACTTGGGCATCGGCTTCAAACAAACCTGCTGTTGGCAAGTTTGTTTCTTTTTTTGTCACGCTTCGCGTTTCACTGTTCGCCATTAACGTTTCTCCTATTTCTGGCTAAGTTTGGTTTCATCTTTAACAAATAAATGAAAAAGATCAGAAGGCATGTCGAGGCCAGCCTCGACACGCTCCCTGTATAGGGCTTTCAAAGTCATGGGCTCCACTTTGGATTTCTGTACAGGCTCATAACCTTCTTTTGCCGCAAG